GTGTTTTTCAATAACTACCCGGCCCTGTCCGGCGCCGTGCATTATCTGGAGAGCCGCAACGGCACCGCTCCGGGGATCTACGGCGACGGCGGCCTGGCGGCCGGCCCGATGCAGGTCCATCAGGCCGCGCTGACGGACGTCAACCGCGCCTATGGATGGAACTACTCCCACCAGCAGCTGGCGGACGACCCGGCGGTCGGCAAGAAGGTGGGCGACGCCTACCTCGCGCTGATGCGCCAGAAGTACGGGCGCGATGACTACGCGCTCGGGGCCTACAACGCCGGCCCCGGCGCCATGGACCAGGCCATTTCCTCGGGGCAGGGCCTCGCGGCGCTGCCCGCCAGCGCCCAGCGATACGTCCGGGAGGGGCTCGACCGGCTGGGCGCCGCGCCTCCCGCTGGCGCCCTCGCGACCGCCCCCACGAACACCTCCAGCAGCCCGATGCCCAGCCCCTTCAGCTCCCAGTACCCCAATGCGGCGGACCTCCTGCAGGTCCCCGCCGAAACCCCCTACGTCCGCGACCAGTCGACGCCCTGGCTGGCGCTCGGCGCCGGGCTCCTGAGCAGCGCCGACCCGCGCGAGGCCATGTCGGCCGGCGCGGCGGGTCTCGCCAAGGCCCAGGGGCAGGCCAACAAGGACGAGCAGGCCGCGCGCCAGGCCGCCCAGGACCGGGCCATCCGGCTCGCCCAGGCCAAGGCGACGCTCGGGTCCGCCGACATCGCGCGGCGCATCCAGATGGACCAGTTCGGCCAGACCCTCGCGGCGAATCAGCAGAACCGCGCCGACACGCTCACGCTGCACCGCGACCAGATGGCCATGCAGGAGCAGCTGCGCCGGGACCAGCTGGATGCCAACCAGCAGCGTTGGGATGCCGACCGCGCGGCCCGCGCCGACCTCATCCAGCAGCGCGCCGAGGCCGCCGCCCAGGCGGGCCGGGACAAGCAGGACGCGGCGGACGCCGCCGCCCGTGACCGCCGGATGTTGAGCGTGACCAAGGACGAGCTGCCGATGATCGAGCGGCTGACCTCCTCGCGCGACACGGTGCAGCGCGGCCAGGTCATCCTGAACCAGCTCGACAACGGGGAGCTGGAGCTGGGACCCGTCTCGAACACGGTCGGCCGTGCCCGGAACCTCGTCGGGATGTCCTCTCCGAACAGCCAGAACCTGGCCGAGCTGGAACGCTACGTGACCACCACGGTCAACAGCATCCTGAACCAGGCCAAGGGGCCGCAGACCGATCAGGACGCCATCCGCGCCCGCGACAACATCCTGGCGAACATCACCGACAAGGAGGTGGTGAAGCAGGGTCTCGGGAAGCTGATGGAGATCCAGCGGAACCTCCACAACGACACGACCAGCCAGATCCAGGGACGTCGGAAGGCGCTGGGCCTGGAGCCGGCGGACCTCACTTCCTACCAGCTGACCATCCCGGAGGCCGCGCCCGCCGCGACCGGGGATGACGGCATCAAGAACATCCGCCGCATCAAGTAACAGGAACACCCGATGGCGACCGTCGCCTTCGACTACAAGGGCGCCTCCTACGAGGTCGACGTCGAGGACAGCTTCTTCGAGAAGTCCCCGGAGCAGCAGCAGGCTGCCATCCTCGGGCGGATCGGCGGGGGCTCGAAGCCCTCCGCGCCGGCAGCCCCCGACACCTCCCTGCGCTCGGCCATCGAGTACGGCCGGGCGAATGTCGAGGCGGGCGGGCAGGCGACCAACCGGGTCCTCGGCCTCGGGAGCCCCGATGCCAAGCCCGCCGAAGGCCCCGCGAACTACGACCCGGCCAGCCCGAAGGTCATCGAAGGGGTCCGGGAAGGCGACGTCGGCAAGGCCCTCGGATACCTGCCCCGCGCCGCCGTGGAGAACGCCCCGGACCTCGCGGGTGGCATGGCGGCCGGTGCTGTCGGCGCGGGCATCGGCGGCGTCTTCGGCTCGGTCGTTCCGGGCGCGGGCACGGCGGCGGGCATGTGGCTCGGCGGCCTGGCCGGCTCGGGCCTCTACAGCCTGTACCGGTCCTTCGGCCAGAACGTCGAAGGCCGCGCCGCGAACAACGGCCGCGTCGACGAGAAGGGCCGCGCGCAACCGACCACGGGCGACTATCTGGTCGGCGGCGGGACGTCCCTGGCCACCTCCGCGCTCGACGCCGTGGGTGCCCGAGGCCTCGGCCGCGCCGCCGGCAAGGCGATGAGCGCCACCGGCCGGCTGGGCGACGTCCCGCTGTCCGCCCTGGGCCGCGCCCGGCAGGCCGGAACCGCGGTCGCCCGCGAGGGCGGCACCGAGACGGCGCAGAGCCTGGTCGAGCAGACCGGCCAGACGCTCGGGACCGAGAAGGGCCTCTCCGTGGACCCCGCCCAGGCGCTGGGCGAGGGGCTGATCGGCATGGGCACCGGGGCTGGCGTCAAGGCAGCCCACGGGGCGGTCGACGCGGCCGGCGCGACGGTGGGAGCCGCGAAGGACGGCGCCGTGGCGCTCGCCCGCCGGCCGCTGGAAAAGGCCGCCGCCGAGGCGCTGAATGCCGGCGACGTGGAGCAGGCCAAGTCCATCGTCCGGGTCACCGACGCGGCGCAACGCTGGGCCGAGAACACGACCGGCCGCGAGGCCACGCTCGACGAGCACATGAACGGGATGCGGGAGGAGATCACCAAGTCCCTCCAGAACACCCTGCACCTGGCCGAGCGCGAGCAGGGCTGGGTCACCGAGGAGCAGGCCCGCAAGCTGCGCGGCGTGCTGGAGACCGCCGCCCGGCACAACAAGTCGCTGGCCGTGGGCGAGACCCCGGCCGACCTCGACACCGACCCGCACAGCCGCCCGGCCTACGGGCTCCAGCTCGTGCAGGAGATGAACGCCCCGGACAGCGTCAAGCAGCAGCTGTCGGATGGCCTGCGCGACCTCGACAACCTGGCCTTCGGCGCCCGCAAGAAGAACCTGCGCGGGCCGCTGGAGAGCCTCTTCGGGAACCTCGGCGGGGCCGCCGCCATCGGCGCTGCCGGCTACTTCGGTGGTCCGGCCGCCGCCATCGGCACGGGGCTGGCCCTCGGGGCCGGCGCGCAGCCGGTCGCGCGGAAGCTGGGGGAGAAGATCGGCCAGCGCATCGACCGCGCCGCCGGGATCTCCGAGCCCACCCTCCAGCTCGCCCGCCGGCAGGCCCTCAAGACCCTGGGCGACCAGTCTCCGGGCGAGGACACGCTGGCCTCCCTGGCGCGGCTGCAGGAGCAGCTCACGGACCCCTCCCTGGAGGTCCCGAAGACCGCCGACCAGATCCGCGAGAGCCAGCACTTCCTGAACCTCGCCAAGCGGCGCTGGGACAGCAACCTGCCCATCGACGAGACGCTGCCGGCCCGGCTGACCCCGGAGCACCGCCAGGCGCTGTTCGACTGGCTGACCGAGAAGCAGGACAAGGTGCTGGCCTCGGTGGGCGAGGGCAATGCGGCCGACCTGGCGAAGAACCGCCGGGACATGGAGTCCGCCGAGGCGCGGAAGCAGCGCGAGCTGGACCAGATGGCCGCCCAGGCCCAGGGTCCTGGCCGCCGCGTGCTCTCCCCCGAGGAGGCCTTCGAGGCCGCCGAGAGGCAGCGCGCTCAGGAGGCCTCGCCGCTCCGCATCGGCCGCGACCTCAAGCGCGCCCAGCAGGCGATGGCAGAGGCCCGCGCCGCCGAGGAGCCCGGAGTCCGCCCCGAGATCCTGGCCAGCGAGCTGCGCGGCTGGGACGCCCAGCGGCCGACCGTGCTGAAGTCCCTGGACGGGGGCGAGCCGGACGTCACCCCCGAGGCGGCCCCGAAGCCGGACCCCCAGCTCGACCAGCAGTCCATGGCGGAAGCCGCCGAGCTGCTCCGTGTGATGCAGAACGGCCCCGAGCAGGCGGTCGTCGATCAGGTCCGGCGCCGCCGGATGATGCGGGATGCGCTCAACGAGGCGGTCAACGGAACTCCGCCCGCTTCTCCGCGAGCGCCCCGCAAGCCCCGCGCCCAGGCAGCGCAGCAGCCGGCTCTGGCGCCCCCAGCAGCCGCTCCCGAGGTGGCCCCGCAGCCGGTCGACCCGGCGTCCCGGCCGGCCGCCCCGGCGGCAGCTCCCGCAGGCCCCGGCTGGGCCGGCGAGAACCCGCCCGGCTGGATCAACGCGGGCGTCGTGAAGTTCTCCCGCGAGAACTATGGCCGGCGCCTGACCGTCGACGACGTGGAGCGCACGGTGGATGCCATGGAGGAGGAGGGGGCGCTGTCCCCGTCCGAGGCCGCCCGCATCCGGGACCCGAATGGCCAGCCGACCAGCGACGAGCTGAAGAGCATCACCGCCCGCGCCTTCCGGCTGAAGGGCTGGTCGATGCGCGACGGCTACGCCGGGGAGGAGGCCGCCGGCAGCGCCGGGTCCGGCCCGACGAGCGTCCGCGACATGCCCCAGTGGCAGAGCGCGCGGGAGAGCTATCAGGAGGCCGCGAAGGACGCCTGGCAGTTCGCCATGCAGGCCGGGGACCACGAGGCCGCCGCCCTGGCGCAGCGGTTCCGGGTCCAGACCAGCACCGAGCTGGACGGCCCCGCCCGCGTCGCCCTGGTCGAGGCGCTGCTCGCCAAGGACCCCACCCGCGCCGACCTGCGCCGAGCCCTGCTCGAAGGCCTGGTCGCCAAGTACCGCTGAGACCCATGCGATCCACCGAAGACTTCCGCACCATGCTCGACCTCTACGAGCTGCTGCGGGGTCACCCGAACATGCCTGCCAGCCTCCGAAACGAGTCCTGGCAGGCCGCCGTGGCCGACTTCCACGGCCGAACCCAGACCCAGGTCTACCGCGAGGTGATCCTGGGCCTCCCGACATTCCCCGCCGCGATCAAGGAGGCGAACCGTGGCACGACGCCCCGAGACCAGGCACCCAAGCCATCTGCCGCCGCCCGAAAAGCCGGCTGACCAGAAGCGCCACCGCCGCCACCGGCCGAACTTCGACAAGAAGGCTCCCAAGGTCTGGGACCCGGAGAAGGCCCGGCGGTGCTCCCTCTACCCGCAGTCGCCCGAACTCTATGACGCCTGGCGCCAGATGCTGAGCGAGCGGATGCGCCGCCAGCAGACGACCGGGCAGATGCACCGCGCGGGCATCCGCGACGGCTGGGGCGGCAAGGCCAAACTCGCCCGCCGGCTCCGCAAGGAGGCCGAGGAACGGGCCGAAGTGATTGTTCAGAAGATGAAGGACAACGACGTCGTCTCCCTCGACGACGAGCGCGCCGAGACCGCGCTGAAGTTCGCCGTGACCGTGATCGAGGACGGCACGACCGACCAGAAGGACCGCCTGGCTGCGGCCAGGATGGTGCTCGACTTCACCAAGCAGAAGCCGATCAGCAAGGCCCAGCTCAACGTGACCAAGCCCGAGGACTTCCTCGCGATGCTGGTGCCGAAGGACTAACCACCCATGACCCCAGAGATGCTGGCGGTGCGCCAGCGTCTTCGGGACGACTTCGCGTTCTACGCCGCGAACTGCCTCAAGATCCGCAACAAGCAGGGCGAGATCGTCCCGCTCGTGCTGAACGCGGCCCAGCGGTACTTCCTGGAGAAGATCGAGCAGCAGCTGGCCGAGACCGGCCGGGTCCGCGCCGTCATCCTCAAGGGGCGGCAGCAGGGTCTCAGCACCGTCATCGGCGCCCGGCTGATGTTCCGGACCTCGCAGAGCAAGGGCAAGAAGGCCCTGGTGATCGCCCACAAGGCGGACAGCACGCGGGCGCTCTTCGACATGACCCGGCGCTACTACGACCAGCTGCCGGCCATCATGAAGCCGACCACCTCGTATTCCTCGCGCTCGGAGCTGGTCTTCAGCGGGCTGGAGTCGAGCTACACGGTGGCCACGGCCGGCGGCAAGGGCATCGCGCGCGGCGAGACGCTCCAGTTCCTGCACTCCTCCGAGGTGGCCTTCTGGGAGCCCGGATCGGCCGCCGAGAACCTGAACGGCCTGCAGAAGTGCGTCCCGAACGCCGAGGGCACCGAGGAATACCACGAGTCCACCGCCAACGGCGTGACCGGGGTCTTCGCGGAGCTGTGGCGCGGCGCCGTGGCCGGCACCAACGGCTTCATGCCGATCTTCATCCCCTGGTTCTGGCAGGACGAGTACCGGCTGCCGGTGCCCGAGGGCTTCGAGCGGACGGACGACGAGGCCGAGCTGGCCGGGAAGGTCGAGGCGCTCTACGGCTTCGCGCTGGACGACGGGCAACTGGCCTGGCGCCGGATCGAGGTCGGCAAGAACGGCCTGGAGCTGTTCCGCCAGGAATACCCGAGCTGGCCCGACGAGGCCTTCCTGACGACCGGCCGCCCGGTCTTCAATCAGGACCAGCTGGCCGACCTGCTGCGCTCCTGCCCGGACCCGCTCAGGCGGATGACCCTGGTGCCTGGCGCGGCTTCCTTCGAGGAGGACGGCAAGGGCGAGCTGCGGGTCTACGAAGAGCCGTCCGTGACGGGCACCTACTACATCGGGGCGGACGTCGCGATGGGCGTGCGGGGAGGGGACTTCTCGGTCGCCCAGGTGCTCGACGCCGAGAAGCGGCAGGTCGCCACCTGGCATGGCCATGTCCACCCCGACTACTTCGCCACGATCCTCGACACGCTGGGCCGCTGGTACTGCGACGCGAAGATCGCGGTCGAGAGCAACAACCACGGCCTGCTGACGGTCGTGCGGCTCTCCAAGGATCTGCTCTACCCGAACGTCTACACCGAGATCGGCAAGGACAAGATCAGCGACAAGGAGACCGTCAAGCTCGGCTTCTCCACGAACGCCAAGTCCAAGCCGATGGTGATCGACGAGCTGCGCGCGACGATGCGCGAGCGGGAGATCACCGTGCGGGACCGCCGGACCCTGGAGGAGATGCGCTCCTTCGTGGTCACCGAGGAAGGCAAGCTCGAAGCCGAGCAGGGCTGCCACGACGACACGGTCATGGCGCTGGCCATCGCGAACCACATCCACGAGGGGCACTGGGTCCCCGTGGTCACTGACGACGACGACTACATCTCAGGCATCTGACTATGAAGAAAGACGACGCGAGCCTCGCGGCGCTGGTCGAGGGCGCGTCGAAGCGGGCCAGCGGCGGGTGGGACACCATGCTCACCAAGGAGCGCGAGGAGGTCTCGCAGTACCGCGACGGGCTGCTCCCCAAGCCGATCCACCGGGGCGACAGCAAGTACGTCTCGACCGACGTCTATGACGGCGTCGAGAGCATGAAGGCCCAGCTGCTGGAGACCTTCTCGGGCAACCGCCAGCCGGTGCAGTTCGCCCCGCAGGGGGCCGAGGACGCCCAGCACGCCACCGATGCCACCGAGTACGTCAACTATGCCGTGATGCGGCAGAACGACGGCTTCCGGCTCATGCAGGATGCCATCGACGACGGCCTGATGAACCGGGTCGCGGTCGCCAAGTGCTGGTGGGACGAACGCAGCGACGAAGTCGAGCAGACGGTCGAGGGTCTCTCCTTCGACGGGTTCTACGCCCTGGTCGCCAGCAAGCCCGAGGCCGAGATCCGCGACACGGAGATCGACCCGGAGGGCAGGGTGGTCACCAAGGCCACGCTGGTCGAGACCCGCGATGCCAGCCAGGTGCGGATCGAGCTGATCCCGCCCGAGGAGTTCGGCATCAGCCGCCTGGCGAAGAGCGCCGGGGACGCCGAGATCGTCTTCCACCGGACCCGCTGCACCGCCGCCGACCTGTTGGCCATGGGGGTGGACCCGAAGAAGCTCGACGATCTGAAGGACGAGAACGGCAACTGGGAGCTGCAGAGCGGCGACATCCAGATCCGGCATGCCGAGACGGATGACGGCATCGGGGACGACAGTTGGGACCGCGACGACAAGGACAAGACCCGCCGGATCGAGGTCACCGAGGCCTATATGCGGTTGGACCTCGACGGGTCCGTCAAGCTGTGGCGCCTGCTGGTCGCCGGGGGCAAGCTCCTGAAGAAGGACGCCGTCCGCCGGCTGCCCTTCGTCTTCTTCGTCCCGCTGCCGAAGCCGCACGCCTTCTGGGGCGCCAACTTCGCCAAGAAGCTGGTCCCGATCCAGAACGCCCGGACGCTGCTGACGCGGTCGATCATCAACCACGCCCTGATCACGAACAACCCGCGCACGGGCGTGGTGAAGGGCGGGCTGATCAACCCGAAGGAGCTGACGGAGAACCGGCTCGGCGGCCTGGTCAACCTGACGCGGCCCGACGCCCTGGTGCCCATCGTCCAGACCGGCCTGAACCCGTTCGTCTTCCAGACCATCGAGCAGGTGAACTCCGACAAGGAGCAGGTGACCGGGGTCTCGCGCCTCAGCCAGGGCCTGAACAAGGACGCCATCTCGAAGCAGAACAGCGCCGAGATGGTCCAGAACCTGGCCGGCATGTCCCAGACCCGGCAGAAGGTCACGGCCCGCAATTTCGCGGAGTTCCTCAAGGCGCTCTACCTCGAAGTCTATCGCCTGGTCGTCGAGAACGAACGGGCCGAGCGGATCATCGAGGTGGCCGGCAGCTGGAAGACCGTGGACCCCACGACCTGGCCCGACCGCAAGGACGTCATCGCGGAGGTCAATGTCGGCTATGGCGAGGCGGACAAGGAGGCCCAGAAATGGACCGCCGTGGACACCTACATGCGCCAGGACGCGCAGCTGGCCCCCGTCTACACCTCCGACCGGCGCTACTTCGTTCTCACCCAGATCCTCAAGGCGATGGGCATCAAGAACGTGGACAGCGTGATGGCCGATCCGAAGACCATCCAGCCGCCCGAGCCGAGCCCGCAGGACCAGGCGCAGCTGGCCATCGCCCAGGCGGAAGCCGAGGTGAAGATGGCCCAGGCCCAGAGCGCCAAGGCGCAAGCCCAGAGCCAGCTCCAGAAGATCCAGCTGCAGGCTGAGGTCGAGCGGGCCGAGCTGCAGCTCAAGATGGCCGAGCTGGCCGAGAAGAAGCGCGAGTTCGACCTCAAGCTGGCCCTCGACCGCGAGAAGATGGCCTCCGAGGAACGCCTGGCCGACCGCGCCACGGACGTCCGCGCGATCAGCTCGCTGAATAGCTAGGGCTTCAAGGGCTTCCCAGCGTTTTGCGAAATGGCAACAGCATCGACGATCTGGTCGGTCATTTGGAGCAACCAGATGTTGAAGATCGCTCCGAAGACCCAGACCGCGAACGCCATTCTGCGTATCGCAGCTCTTGAGCTGAAAATTAGAGCGAAGATTGCCGTCAAAAAGAACTGCATTTGGATCAGAACCGCCAAAACAAAAAGTCCACGAAGAATCCAGTACATTGCCGCTAGCAACGATGAGTCCGTGAACTCCATCGAATACCGCAAAGCTGCAAGTATGATCGCCCAGCCCACAATCCGAAATATTGCATCTGCTATCTTGAATATTTCATGTTCTTTCGGCGGCTCTGCCGAGTAGGGAAGAAATGGATCGAGGCGTTCGCCCCACGTCTTCTTGGGCTTCGTATCCCCCAAGTGCCCATTGCGCCGATCTTCCATGAGAGACCCCGACTGACCCCCGACCAACTGGAAGAAGCCCTCGAAGTGGGTCGCGGCTGCCGCGACCTTCTCGATGCCCCCTGCCTGCAGACCGTCCTCGACGGCCTCCAAGCCTACCACACCCAGGCCATCGTCATGACCCCCGAGGGTCCTGACGGGACGGCTGTCCGAGAACACCACCACCGGATGATCTACGCGCTCCACGAGCTGGTCGCGGACATCCGGTCCCGCGCGCTGAACGCCTCCGAGATCGAGGCCCAGCTGACCGGCGAAGACGAAGACTGATGACCCTGCGACTGAACGAAGGCCTCCGCGACGCCCGCCCCGGCCTGGGCTTCCTCATGGCCGACCTGATGCGCCTCGGCGCGCGCTTCGCCCCGGATGACGGGGAGGGGGGCGGCGGGTTCGAGGAGGAGGACGATCTCTCCGACGCGGACCTCGACGACGGCACGGCGGACACCCCGGCGAACGACGCCGAGCGGGACTCCGAGGCCGAGGAGGAGGATCCCTTCCTGGCCTCCCTCAAGGAGGCCGACGAGAAGCCCAAGGCGGACAAGCCGGCCAAGCCGGACGCCAAGCCCGCCGAGGCCGCCGAGCCGGACGCCGAGGATCTGGCCGACGACCGCCTGATCGCGGTGAAGGTCGGGGAGGAGGTCCACAAGGTCGCCGCGAAGGATCTCAAGGCGCTCTTCGAGCAGCGCGAGGGTCTGACCGCGCAGAGCCGCGCCGTGACCGAGGCGAACACCCTGGCCGCCCAGCGCGCCGAGCACGCCCAGAAGGTCGTGCAGGCGGCCCTGGAGAAGGCCGAGGCTCGCTTCAAGCCCTACGCCGAGCTGGACTTCCTCGTCCTGTCCAAGAGCCTGGACGCGCAGACGCTGAAGGATCTCCGCGACGAGGCCCGCGCGGCCCATGCCGAGGTCGAGACCCTGCGCCAGATGGCCGGCCAGACCGAGGCGGCCGTCACCGAGACGCGCCAGGTGGTCGACCGCGAGAAGGCCCAGGCCGCCGTCAAGACGCTGCAGGCCGACTTCCCGAAGGAGTTCGGGGAGGAGTGGTCCGACAAGGTCTATGGCGAGGTCATGGAGTTCGCGGAGGCCCAGGGTCTCAAGGGCGCGAAGTCCCTCGTCGACCCGGCCGCGATCAAGCTCATTCGCATGGCCCAGCTCTTCCAGCGCGGCAAGACCGTGGCCGAGAAGGCGCTGAAGCCCGCCACCCACCAGCCCCGCAAGCCCCTCCGGGCCGGCGCGGCGGACAGCCAGGTCGCCAAGGCGGCGGGGCTGGACAAGACCCTGGCCCGGCTTCGTCGCACGGGCTCGGCTGATGACGCGGAGGCCGCCTTCCTGGCGTCCCTGAAGTCGGGCGACGAGTAATCCCCACCACCACCCCGCACCACTACCCCAGCAAGACCAGAGACCAGAGACTACAATGCCCGGCTACTCTTCCTACGACATCGTTGGCGCCAAGGCCTCGGTGGCCGACATCATCAGCAACCTGAGCCCGACCAAGACCCCGTTCCAGAGCGTGGTCGGCACCGAGAAGATCAAGAGCCGCACCCACCAGTGGCAGGAGGACAGCCTCGCCGCCGTGCGCGACAGCGCCGAGGTGGAAGGCTTCGACGCCTCCGACAGCACGATCCTGCCGACCGTGATGCGCGACAACAACACCCAGATCCACTCCAAGACCATCCGGGTGACCGCGACGGCGGACGAGATCGACACCTATGGCCGCGACAAGGAGATGGCCTACCAGCTCCGCAAGGTGTCGCAGGAGCTGAAGCGCGACCACGAGAACACCCTCGTGGGCACCGGCCAGGTCAAGGCGGCGGGCTCCAACACCGTGGCCCGCAAGATGGCCGGCGTGCAGGCGCTGATCGACACCGCGACGACCGTCAAGGCGGCGGCGAGCGGCACGGCGGCGCTGACCGAGGACATGCACATGTCCGCGAACCAGGCGCTCTACAACGCCGGGTCCGAGGCCGACATCTTCATGATCAAGCCGAACGACGCGCTCCGCGTCGCGAGCTGGGCGACCCGCTCCGACCGTGGTCGCGACATGGGCGCGAGCGGCAAGAAGATCGTGAACGTGGTCGAGGTGCTGGAGACCCCGTTCGGTGAGCAGCGCGTGGTGCTGAACCGCTGGCTGCGCGCCACGGACGCCCTGCTGTTCTCCCCGGAGAACTGGAAGCGCCTGGTGCTCCGCAACTGGTTCCGCGAGACGCTGGCCAAGACCGGCGACAGCACCCGCGTGATGGTGGTGGGCGAGTTCTCGCTCAAGCACACCAACTTCCAGGCCTCCGCGCTGATCACCAACCTGGCCTGACCGGCCTCCGGGGGAGCGATCCCCCGGACCACCCCAAGATCCCATGATCCAAGCCTTCCGCTTCGCCGGGACGGCCAGCGAGGACGTCTCCGTGCCCATCACGGCGGCGGCCTCCTCGGCTGGCGTCTGCCCGGCCGGCTGCTCGGTCGTCCGCATGGTCGCCCTGGACAATCCCGTCCGGGCCTCCATCGGGACCGCCGCCACGGCCAGCTCCCCGTACCTCGTGCCCGGTGTCCCCGAATACGCCCTCGTGGCGGCCGGCGACCGGGTCAACTTCTTCGGCGGCTCCCTGGCTGCCGTCGTGAACCTCTCCTTCCTCTCCCGATAGGAGCGCCATGCCGCTCGTCCATCCCGGCCGTCTCCTGACGCCGATCAGCCCGAGCGGCGCGGTGCAGCTCATCGGGCAGAACTTCCTGAGCCCCCGACTGACCTTCAGCCGGGCCTCCGGGGCCTGGGCCTTCGACAGCGCGGGGACCCTCCAGGCCTTCGCCGCGAATGTCCCGCGCTTCGCCTATGACGTCGCCGGGAACTACGTCGGGATGCGCCTGGAGAGCCCCCAGACGAACCTCATCCGGAACCCGCGCGGCGAGGGCAACACCGCGTCCGGCGGCCCGAACAACTGGACGGTCTTCGTGCAGCCCGGTCTGACAGCCGTCTCCTCCGTCCTCACGGTTCGGGGTATGGACGTCGTACAGGTCCGGTTCACCGGGACCCCCACTGGCGGCGGCTACCACGGGGTCAATTTGGAGTCGGCTGGCGGCATCGCGGTGTCCTCGGCCACCCCGGACACCGTGACCTTCACGGCGCTGCTTCGGATCGCGGCGGGTGGCCTGGCGTCCGGGTCTTCGGCCCGCACGCGCCTTCAGGAGCGGGGGGGCGCACAGTCCCCCGCGACTGACATGTCGATGACGTCCACCCTTGACGGCACTTGGCGGCCCGTCTCGAACACGCGGACGGTCACCCAGGGCGACACCACCTACATCATCCCAGCGGTTCTGTTCAGCACACCCGAGGGGACGCCGGTCGACATGACCGTGCAGATCGCCCTGCCGCGCGTGGAGAAGGGCATCTGGACCAGCTCCATCATCCTGCCGCCGGTCGGCACGCAGGTTGCAGCGACGCGCGCCCTGGAGCGCCTCACCTCGACGACCGCGTTGCTGCGGAACTCGAAGCCCGCCACGTACTTCATGGAGTTCGTGCTGGAGAACCGGGCCGATCCGAACTTCAACATCACGCTGCTGCGCGACAATCCCAGCTCGGGAACGAACCTGGCGCAGGTCTACATCGCACGCGGCGGGACCGGGCTGACGACCGCGCTCCAGTTGCGTGACGCGGCCGGGAACTTCAGCTCGGCAGGCCTGGGCGACGCCGTGATCGGCCGCAACCGGGTCGCGATGGCCGTCGCCCCGAACTACTTCGCGGCCTGCCTGAACGGCGGTACGCCCCGTGCGCTCGCCTCCGGGACCGACTTCGCTTCCCTCGTGAACTTCGCGTCGCAGGATCTTCCGGGCGGCATCCGCAGCCTGCGGGTCCATCCCCAGGCCCTCTCCACCGACAAGCTCCAGGCCCTGACCACGCTGTGACCGATACGCCCGTCTTCTACGACCACTACTGGGCCGGCGCCCCGACCACCCTGGCGAAGGCCGTCGAGGGCTTCGAGAACGTCCTCGGGCCGGTGACGGTCGACGACTTCGCCATCGCCTGCGTCCGGGCGACCGAACCCCTCGAACTTCCGAAGAACCTCAAGGACCGGCCCCAGGTCGGCCGCGCCGTGCTCGGGGTCTTCGCAGAGTAACCCCACCATGAACCTCTTCATCGACAGCCAGGCGGACCTCGTGCCGCAGGGCGACCGGCTCGTCATCACGCGGCATCAGGAGATCCCGAGCGAATTCCTGGCCGGGCTGGCCGAGGAGCGGACCCGGACCCGGCTGAGGCCGGGCCAGGAGGTCAACCGGGTCGCCGCCGTGCCCGCCGTGATCGTCGACCAGTGGATGCGCCAGGGCTTCGACATCTTCCGCGAGTCGAACAAGGCCATCGTGGCTCGCCTCAAGGCCGAGCACCTCGACCACTTCGTGACGGCTCGGGGGGTCTGAGATGACCCTGGCCGAAGCCCGCGCCGCCTTCCTGGCGCGGCTCAACAGGTCGGACTGCGACGCCGCCCTGGCGGACAGCTTCCTGGGCGAGGGCATGCGGCGCGTCCAGCGCGAACTCCGCGCACCCTTCATGGAGCGGGTCCACTGGGTCGACGCCAAGACCCAGCCCATCGAGAGCATCGAGATCCCGGCCGACTACATCGAGGCCGTCGAGGTGCTCTGCGGCGGCCAGCCGCTGACCCGCGAGCCCTTCCGATCCCTGATGCGGGTCCCGGCCGCCGGCTGCCCCGGCCTGTGGGGCCGCTACCGGAGCACGCTCTACTTCCGGGGGGCGATCCCGACCGGCAAGCGGGTCGAGCTGCTCTACTACGGCAACTTCTCCGCGCTGCCCTCCGACAGTTCCGCGAACGAGCTGACCACCTCCGCGCCGGACCTTCTCATCTACGGGTCCCTCTCCGTGGCCGGCGACCACTTCGAGCACGACAAGCGCGCCGAGTGGGAGGCCCGCTACACTTCCATCCTGGCCCAGGTCTCCGACCAGGCCGAGCGGGACGAGATCACGGGTGGCCCGATGGCCATCCAGCCCGCCTACTACTGACCCAGGTTCTGTTCCATGGCGGTCGACGCCACCTCTTCCTTCTACAGCGAGACCGGCCCCACCCCCTCCCAGGGGGTCGAGCTGGAAGCCATCCTCGCGGACATTCAGGTCAGCGCCACCGCTGCCTCTGACGCCGCCGAGGCCGCCTCCCAGGCCGCCTCCAGCGCCACCAGCTCGGCGCTCGCCGCCACCGCCTCGGCCAATGCGGCGGTCGACCGGATCAACACCACGGCCTCCACGGCGGTCGCCAACCTGAACGCCGCCGCCGACTCCATCGTGGCCGCCGCCGTGGAAGCGGCCGGCGAGGCCGTGGGCAGCTTCAGCCAGAGCGGCACCGGCTCGGTCGAGCGCAGCGTGGCCGACAAGCTGAAGGACGTCCCGGTGACCCCGGAGGACTTCGGCGCGGCCGGCGACGGCACGACCAACGACCGGGCCGCCCTGCAGGCCGCCATCGACGCGGTCTATGCGCGTGGCGGCGGCAAGGTGCTGCTGACCAGGCGGTACGCGGTCTCCGGGGCCGACCTCATGGTCCGCGACGGCGTGACCCTGGACGGCAACCTCGCGGGCGGCGGGCAGATGGCGGGTGCCGACTACGCGACCATCGCCCCGGCCATCCTGCTGAACCCCGCGAACCCGATCCGCCTGGGCCGCCACGCGGCCACCTGCGGCTTCGCGGTGATCCGCCAGGGGGTGGCCAAGCCGAACTTCCTGCGGGACTGCTACGCGATCCAAGACGCCATGGCCGGCACGGCCATCGTGCTGGGCGACGCGACGAACTTCGGGTCCAACGCCTACGGCGCGAGCTTCCTGACCGGCACGAATGCGAATGTCGCGGCGGATGCCCGCGTGGTCGACATGTTCGTGCTGGGCTTCGACCTGGCGGTCTACTCCGACTACAACAGCCGGGTCCTGGTGAAGAACCTGCTGATGGACTGCCGGAACGGCGTGATCATCCGGCGGGGCTACGACAGCTGCCGGGTCGAGAACCTGCGGAGCTGGCCCTTCCTGACCGGCAACACCGTGGCGGCCAAGGGCGACTTCACCCTGACCGCCGTCGCGCAGGGCGCCACGACCAGCACCACGCGGCTCACCTCGAACGCCGCCGCGACCCTGCAGGTGGGCGACCGGCTGAACGTCTTCGGCGTGGCCAACTTCCCGGCCCTGAACGGGCGCCGGGTGATCACGGCCGTGAACGCGGCCGGCGGGACCATCGACGTGGACGCCGCCTATGCGCCCACCGGGACCGTCTCCGTGTCCGGCGCCGGGATCATCGTCTGGGGCAACCGCCGGCTGGGCACCATGCTCGTTGCCGAGCGGATCGACGGCCTGTCGGTCATGGGCGGCTACGCCTATGGCATGCACCGCGGATTCTTCGTGGGCGACGAGTCCAACTGGGTCGAGCTGCACTCCTGCGCGGTCGACGACTGGCTGTCCATGGCGGACCCGGACTGCGTCGGCTACGAGTTCAACGGCTCGGTCAACCAGTGCTCGGTCTACGGGATCTCCTCGTCCAGCCAGGCCCGCGCGCTGGTCTACAACTCGACCATGAACGCCCACCTGCCGGTCTTCGGCGGGCTGCTCGGCGCCACCTCGCAGAACGTCGCCGGGGGCACCCGCAAGGGCGTCACCGTGGGCGGCGGCAGCGTGGGCCTCTATGGCGTGACGGGCGAGGGCGTGACGGCGCAGATCGCGTCCGGCTCGGGCGGCATCATCCAGCTCGGCGGCACGCTGGGCAAGGTGACGGCTGACGACGCGGTCGCGGCGGGCCGCTACGTGAAGATCGGGGCGCCGGGTGATCCAGGGGTCAAGGACTTCAACGCCAAGGAGCATCTCTTCGGCACCCAGCTGGCGGACGGCACGACCTTCCCGAAGCTGAAGCTGAACGAGGACGGGACCCAGAAGTTCGGTCCCCGTGTCTCCGGGTCCGGGACGCAGATCCAACTCTCGCGCGGCACCGACAAGGCGGTCGCGGCGATCATCTCGGTGGGGTCCGGCGCGACGCCGCAGGTCACCATCGCGGGCGACGGAACGACCAACCCGAACGCGGCCTTCCAGTTCGGCGGCATCGGCACCTCGGCCAACCCGCAGATCCTGTACACGATGCGCTACGACGCCAGCATCGCGGCCAACACCCAGGTCGGCATGCTGGGGCTGCTGGGCACCAACGCGGGCGCCGCCGCGACCATCCAGTACGTCCGCATGTCCGCCATCGCGGAGGCCGTCACGGCCAATGCCGAGAAGGGCAAGCTGGACATCGCGGTGCGCTCCGGGACCGGCGAGAAGATGGCCCTGCGGCTGTCCGACAGCCGGGCGCAGGTGTTCTCCCCACTGCAGCTCCCGAGCTACGCCGTCTCGGCCCTGCCGGCGGCCTCGGGCTACGACACGCCCGCCCTGGTGCATTGCACGAACGGTGACGCCGGGAATCCCTGCCTGGCCGTGGCCGTGTCGGGGGTCTGGCGGAAGCTCGCCTGGGGTGCCGTGGTGAGCGCGTCGTGAGCGAGCCGTTTGATCGCGAGACGGTCCTTCTCCTGGGCCGTCTCGAAGGCAAGGTCGACAGCCTGCTGGCCCAGACCGCGCAGGTCCACAGCCGCGTCGAGAAGGTCGAGATCCGGGTCACGGGCCTGGAGACCTGGCGCGACAGCCTGGCCGGCGTGGCCGACCGGGTCGAGGGGCTGGAGAGCTGGAAGACCAAGATCGTGGGCGCCTTCGCCCTCATGACCGCTGCGGGCGGCGGGATCATCGCCTTCAAGGACGAGATCCTGAAGATCCTTCTGAACTGAGACTACCATGACCAATCCGAAGCTGCGCTTCATCCTGGCCCGCCTCCGCGAGCCGGGCTCCTGGCGTGCCCTCGCGCTCGGCCTGGGCCTGATGGGCCTGCCCGTGTCCGACGAGCTGCTCCAGGCCATCACCGGGGCCGGCGTCGCCGTGGCGACCCTGGTGGCCATCCTGCTGCCCGAGACCCCGGAGAGCCGCTGATGGCCGACCTCTTCGACCGCCTGGGAGCCACGCTCCTGGGCAAGGAGGGCGGCTATGTGAACGACCCCAACGACCGGGGCGGGGAGACCATCTGGGGCATCACCGTGGCCGTGGCCCGCGCCTTCGGCTACAGCCGCCCGATGCGGGAGATGACCCGCGACGAGGCCCTCCAGATCTACCGGAAGCGGTACTGGGAGCAGCCCGGCTTCGACCGCCTCGCGCAGATCGACGAGGCGCTGGCCGAGCGGCTGTTCGATATCGGGGTCAACATGGGCACCGCCGTGGCCGGCAAGATGCTCCAGCGGGCGCTCAACGTGCTCAACCGGCAGGCCGCCGACTATCCGGACATCGCGGTGGACGGCGCCTGCGGCGCGATGACGCGGGCGGCCCTGGGCGCCCTGATCGCCAAGCGCGGGTCCGCCGGCCGCGCGGTCATCCTGGGGATGGTCAAGGCGCTGCACTCGGTGCGCTACATCGAGATCGCGGAGGGCAATGCCAGCCAGGAGGCCTATGAGTTTGGCTGGCAGGCGAACCGGGCGCTGGCGGGTTAGTCGACCTCGGTGATGATCCCGTCGTGCTCCTCGGAAGTCAGGAGTTCCCACATCCGTCCGGAACGGCTCGGAGATGCCCGGCGCCGACACACCTCGGACCCGCCGCCAGGGAGCAGGACCGAGAGCACGGGGTGACGCGCGTCGGCCGAGTAAACAGTGAAGACCTCCGTGTGGTGCCAGCCCTGTCGAGCATGATGGAGCCAGCCGTCCAACCGACGATCAGAAGTGATCGGGTCTTCCGCATCCTCCTCGTACACGACGGCCACTTTGATACCCTCTGCACTATCCGTCAGGGGGAACCCTAGACCGGCGTCGTCTGCTGCGTCATCCACGCGAACAGCGCGAGGGCGCACACCACGCCCCAGATCAGCTGCTTCCGGCGGCTGGACCCGCGCCGACGCTCCACCCAGACGGCCAGCAGCCCAACCACCAGCATGGCAATGAAGGGGTGGCGCAAAGCCTCCCGGTTGATCGCCTCGAAGATCTCCATAGTTGAAAAAATGCCCCTCTCCTCGACCCCTGATAGGGATCTGGGAGAGGGGCCTTTTTGTCAATCGCAGGACGAGAACGAGGAGCCGCTGTCCGACGAGCTGGACGACCAACTGCTCCCGCTGTCGCTCCAGCTGGAGGACGAGCAGGAGGAGATGGAGGACGTCTCCACGCTCGGCTGGCTGTGCAGCACCGTGCCCATCACCATGCCCATCGCGAAGTCCGGCCCGCTGTCCCGCTCATAGTGGACCACGGTCGTCGCCGGCCGCGCGGAGGGCGCGGGGGACGGCGCCACGGGGATGGAGCGGCGGAACTCCGGGACCGACCGCACGGGGCGCGGAGCGGGCGGCGGGGCCGGGCGCGGCGGCTCCTTCCGGACCGGCCGCCGGAACTTCCCGGCGACCTGGCTGCAGGCGGCAGCCGCCGCGACGAGGGCTGCGTGGATCATGCGGCCTTCTCCAGCGGGCGGGCGCGGCGGATCGCCACCACACGCTTCATGAGGTCGGCGGCGAGGGCTTCGGCCTGGGTGTCGGTGAGGCCAACGGCGGCCCGCGCCTTGCTCTCCCTGTTGAGGAGGTAGACGTCGCCCTCGAACGTCCAGACGCGCAGGGAGTCTCCGGGGACGCCCAGGTCATCGTACTTCGTCTCTTCCATCACGCGCAGTCCTTCACGATGGGGGTCCCGGCGAGACCCTGGTTGATGACTTCGAAGGCTTCGGGGCTGTCGACCATGACCCGCGCCAGCCCGAGACTGAGGAGGGAGACGACCGTCTCCTCGTCCCGCCGGCCGACGCGGGTCACACCGCCAGCCTCCCAGACCGCGTGCAGCAGCTCGTGCAGCAGCGTCTCGGCCTGGACCTGGGGTGGGTTGTCGGGGTTCAGTTCGATGACCCCGGTATCGAGGTGGCAGAGGCCGTCGAGGGCCTTCCGCCGGTCTTCCGGGAGGGGCTGGACCACGTAGTGGCGGTGGCCCACCTTGATCCTCATTCGGGGATCTCCAGCAGCCGGGCGCGGGTCTCGCGGATCTCCTGCTGGATCTCGAAGAGAGCCGGCCCGGAGGCCTCCCGAGCGCGCGCATGGAGGGCGCGCAGCTCGTCGAGGATGTCCGCCACGATGGGGTTCGGGTGGCGGGTCATGCGGCCGTCTTCTCCGCGATGAGCGCCGAGGCCTGCCCCTTGAGGGGCCGGTCGTCGTTCAGCTTGCCGGCCGCCTTGGCGTCCATGACGATGGCCATGCAGGCCGCGACATGCGCCAGGTGGTCGACCCCACTGTCCGAGGCGGTGTCCTCGCCGTCCCACCAGGCCAGCAGGTGGCGCAGCGCGGCGTCGTAGTAGACGGAGGCCGAGACCGTGTGCTCCCGCCAGTTCATCAGCCCGTACTTCCGCTCGCCGTCCTTCATGGCCTGCCCGATCTGCAGGATGGCCACGGGCGGGATGCAGCGGAGCGGCGGCTTGGTGAGGCCGATGCGGGTCTTGGGGTTGCCGTCCGGGTAGCCGTCCGGCGGCACGATGGCGTTCGGGTAGTCGCGCGCCATCAGGCCGGTGCCCATCAGGCCGGTGCGGGGGCCTCCGCAGAGGAGGGACGGATCGAGACCCATGGATGTTCTCCTGCGGGCGCCCAGAGGCGGACCCGCTGCTGATGCTTGTCGAAGTCCCCGAACCGCAGGATGCGGGCGAGGCGAGCTGTCAGGAGGGCGAGCGCGGGGTCGACCTTCCGCGCGCGGTAGGTGGCCTCGACGCTCTGCCACATTGCAGAGAGGTGTAGTTTGCCGGCGAGCGCCGCCTCGGCCTTCTTCGGGCCGACATTGGGGCAGCCCCCGTAGCCATCCGCGCTGTCCCCCGTCAGGGTCTGGGTCATCCACACCCGGTCGGCCTCTCGCTCCGTGACGGTCACGGGCCAGCGGTCCTTGGCGGGGTTCAGGTGGATGCCCGGCAGCGTCCGCATGTCCTTGTCGGTGGACACGGCGACGGCGTCGCGGCCCAGCGGGCTGGTCAGGTAGAGGCCGATCAGGTCGTCGGCTTCGAGCCCGTCCACGGTGCGGGCCGGGAAGGCCTGTTCCAGGCAGGACTTGGCGAAGGGCAGGGCGACGGGTCGGACGACGCTCTTGCGGTTGGACTTGTAGGTCGGGCAGATGACCTTGCGGAAGTTCCCCTGGCCCGTCAGCAGGACCAGGGTCTGGTCGCAGCCGGCGGCCTCGGTCCAGGCGCGGGCGGTCTCCGTGACGGATGCACGGACCTCGTCCTCGTTGAACCAGGGGTCGCACGGCTCATCGTTCCAGCCCCGCGTGTCGCGCTGGCACACCGCAGCCACGGTATAGGCCACGATGTCGCCGTCGATCAGGGCGGTGGTCACAGTCTGATGGTCACTCGCCCCGGCCGCTGGCCATCCGCACGATGCGCGCCACGATGACCCCGCCGATGATCGCGGAGCCCACGATGGAGGCCAGGAAGACCTCCAGCAGGATCGAGCTGACGGACGCCATGACCATCCCGATGACGAGCATCGGAGTGATCGAGAGCATCAGCAGCCAGGGCAGGGCGACCCTCACAGGCCGACCTGCGACAGGCTGAGACCCAGGGCGCTCGCCGCGCGGCGCAGGAAGGCCACCTCAGCCGGCTCGATCTCGCCGTCCGCCTTGGCCGCCATCACGCCCATCCGCAGGATGGCGATGCGCTTCTCCTCGGAGGCGCCCTTGCGGCGGACGTCCTCCAGCTCCTTCACGCAGGCGTCCTGGCCGATGTCCGTGTCGAACTCGCACTGGTCGGACAGCTCGCGGAACTTCGCCAGGAGCATCGACTGGTCGAACTGCTTGAGGATCGGGGAGACCTTGAAGCTGGCCAGCAGCTTGGTCTTCTCAGCCTGCTCCAGCTCGCCATCCGCGTAGGCGGTGCCGCACTGGATGGCGACCAGGGCTTCCGCCGTCTCCCGGTCGTTGAACTTGGAGACCTCGGCCTGGATGTCGGCCAGCTTGGACTTGAAGAAGTTCAGCATAGTTCTGCTCTCTGCTTCTGTGCGAAGTAGTGTCGTCGATCAGCGCGCGGCGATCTGGCCGAGGCGGGTCCGGTAGACCTTCTCGGTGCCGTCCTCGCGGACCTCGACCCAGGCGCCCTGCGGCGTCGCGGTGAGGCTCAGGAAGACGCCGCTGCGGCGCGGCATGCTGGCGCCACGGCCGGCGGTGGTGAAGGTGATCGCGTCGCCGGGGTTGAAGGCGGTGGACATGCGGGTGGCTCCTTGGCCGGGGTGTGGAAGAGGGGAGGAGGCGCCCAGCGGGCACCCCCGTCATGTGGTGTCGTTTGTTGGACAGCCGCCGCTCAGTGCGTGACGGCCCAGTTGGGTCCGACCTTGAACTCGCCGCCCAGGTCGCACTGCAGGCCCAGCCGCTTGCCGGCCTCGTGGATCGCCTCGGAGAACAGCTCCCCGTATTCCTCCGCGATCTCCGGGATGCACTCGGTCTGGGCTTCGTCATGCACGTTCGTGACGTAGGCGTAGTGTTCGCCGTGCCGCCAGCCGCGCTTGGGACCCCATTCGAACTCGACGATGCCGAGGGCCAGCTTCATGGCCGTCGCCTCGCCGTGCTGGAGGAGGCTCACCAGGGCCGCGTGCTTGGCCGCCACGGGCACCTGCGCGCCCCCGATGCCCACCACGTAGCCACGCTCGGCGCCGGTCGTCTGGACGTCCTCCAGCAGCCGGTCCAGGCCGGGCATGGAGGCGCCCAGCGCGTCGATGGCGCCCTGGCCGACCAGCTGCAGCACGTTCGCCGTCCGCTTGCCGTCCGCCCAGAGGTCGCGCAGGACCGGGTCGAGCGCCGGCACGTCCTCCAGCAGCTCCCGCACCGCGTCGCCTTTCCGCAGGTCGATCTTCTGCGGCATGTGCCGCTTCTGATGCTTGATGCGGTCTTCGTTGACGGTCAGGAACATCCGCTTCGGGAAGCAGCCGAAGACGCGCGCGTACTGGCAGGTCTTGGCACCGTCGCGGGTCACGAGACCCCACGGCTCCAGGCTTCTCAGGTTCAGCGTGTGCCCGTCCGTGCCCCTCGCCTTGTCGCCCGAGACGAGCTTCTCGGCGTAGACCCCGTTGTCGTAGCGGCAGAGGTAGTGCGCCAGGAAGCGCGCCTGGATCTCCTTGCCGTCGCAGCCCACCAGAACCCAGCCGGGGCGGGGGATGTAGAGGGAGCGGACCCGCTTGTCCTTGTCGACATTCGCGGTGTTCGGCTTGGAGTGCGTGCAGCGCCAGGTGATCGCGCCGAGCGTGTTGATGCGTCCGTAGACCCGGTCATCCGGCTGGATCAGCTGAAGCAGGCCCTGGGAGGTCTTGCTCTGCCCCACCAGCTGGCCCAGCAGCTTGGTCGTGCGGAAGTAGTCGCGGATCAGCAGCGGCCCTTCGCCGCCGATGCCCACCAGCTCGTCCTCGTCGAGCTTCGGCTTGCCGGCCGGGGTCAGCTTGGTCGGCTTCCAGCCCTCGCGTTGCAGCGCCTCGACGATCTGCTGCCGGGAGTTCAGGTTGATCTCCTGCTCCCAGGTCTTCACGTACTCGACGCCGGCCACGATGCCGCGCTTGGAGTTGTTCCGCTTGTAGACCTTGGTCTCCGACCGCTGGAGCGGCGGATACATATCCAGCAGCCGGGTCTTGGCGGCCTGCTGCTCGGCCAGGAGGTCCCCGTGCAGGCGCTCGGCCGCCGGGCGGTCGATCATGACGCCGTTCTGCTCCTGCATCGCCATGGCGTAGGCGAAGCGGTGCTCGGTGACCCACTGGTGGAGGCGCCGGTCGCCCGACCCCCGGCCCCATTCCATGACGTGCTTGACCCGATGCCAGAGGGTGCGGCCGGCGTGGATGTCCTGGCGGGAATAGTCCGCGAACTCGCGGGTCCAGACATCGTAGGGACCCTTGAAGGAGCCCTTCATGGTCCCGGTGCGGCGGCCCCAGGCCTCCAGCGAGTGGTTGCGCTCCTTGATCTCGGCCATGCGGGCCAGGACCAGGGTGTCGCGCACCTGCTCGAACCGGACGGTGCCGGGGTGGATCTTGTTGATGGCCCAGAGGTCGAACCCCAGGCCGTTGTGGAAGACGAGCTGCCCGGCGTCGCGGAGCCGCTCCAGGCCCTCCTTCAGGGGCCGGTCGCAGAACTCCACGTCGCCATAGAGCAGGGCCTCGTCGCCGTCAGCGGTGCCCAGCTGGATGCACCAGAGCTTGGTCATCGCCTTCAGCAGATTGTCGGTCTCGCAGTCCGCGATGAGGGTCTCGTTCATGGTGCTCCATCAGGATGCATACTGGTGTTGTCAGAGGGTGCCGTAGAACCTGACCAGCCGCGAGAAGTCGTCCACGTCCCGCCAGTCGCGGGTCGCGGCGAGCGTCCGCAGGTCGGGCAGGGACAGGGCGCGCTTCATGCTGTTGGCCCGCGCGGAGACGATCAGGCAGTTGCCCGGCGTATAGCCGCCCGCGTTGTCGATGCGGTCCACGGTGGCCGAGGCGAAGTTCTGCCCCTGGCCGAACAGCCCGCCGATCTGGAGGGGAATGCCCAGGACCGGGCAGACGACCGGCAGGTTGCGCTCCAGCCAGTCGACCGTCAGGTCGCAGGCCAAGCCCTTCCGGCGGGCGCGGTAGGCGGCATTGGCTCGGGTCAGCTGCGCCCAGCGGCGCCGTGTGCTGACGCCGGGACCCTGGCCCAGATAGGCGCGGGGCCGGGCACTAGAAAGGCGGGTCGTCGTCGGCGCGAGCGCCGGCAGCAGTGCTCCGTCGAGGGGCATTCTTCTCTTCTTTCGGTTGATCGGGGAGCACGCACTCGACCATTCGGCCCGTGCGGCGGTCGTAGAAGGTGTGCCCCATGACCCCGGTGAATCCGGTGTCGCGGGACTTCAGGGAGCGCCAGCGGGCGACGTCGCGCTTGCTGATGGACCGCAGCTCGCCGTCCACGGTGGTGACCTCGATGTCGTCCTCGTCCTGCTGGTTCCGCTCCATGGCGATCACGGCGTCGGACAGTTGGGCGATGGACTGGGACCCGCGCAGATCCGCGAGGGTGACCCGGCCGCCTTCCTCGTGGGACTTCTCGCCGCCGCTTACCCGCTTGAGGTGGCAGACGGCGTGCAGCGTGATCCCGGTGTTCTCCACCAGGGCGCGCAGCTGGGTCATGAGGCGGTCGATGGTGGTGCGCTCGTCGGCGGCCTTGCCGTCCGCCTGAGCCGACATGTCCGAGACCACGATGGAGATGTGGTCGAGGATGATGGTCTTCGCGCCGCAGCCGACCGCGAGGTAGCGGAGCTTCGAGACGAGGTCGCCGCCGTCCAGGGAGCCGAAGTGATCGAAGGTCCAGAAGCGGCCGTTGGCGACCGTCTCCTCGAAGGCCCTGCGGATCGCCGGGTCCGACTTGTCGAAGCCGCCCAGCATCAGCCGGCGGTTCAGGTGGAGCCCCACATAGCCGAGGCCCGTCTTGCCGACATTCTCCTCCAGCCGCACATCCGCGACCGGCATGCCGTGGTGCATCAGGTCGTAGTAGGCGACCTCCCGCACGGCGGTGGACTTGCCCATGCCCGAGCCCGAGACCCACATGATCAGCCGGCCGGGATAGGCGCCGCCGATCCCCTTCTCGGTCCCGTTGAGGAAGGTGAAGCAGGTCTCGCGGCCGGGGATGGCCGCCGCCATCATGGCGTCCCAGAGATCCTTCCCCTCGACGATCCCGCCGGGACGCCAGGCGCGGGCCTCGTAGACCGCCGAGGTGATCTTCTTGAGGTAGCTCGGGTCTCGCTTCGCGGCCTGCAGCAGGTCGCTGGCGTCCTTCATGTTCATTTTTTGTTCTCGTTCTGCGATCTATACGGGTTTGCGGAGACGCCGGAGACCGCGAAGTTCCCAGACCAGGGTGATCGGGTCGCCGGTCTGCGTGCGCTGAACGGGGTAGGTTCGCAGACCGGAGGCATGGAGTTTTGCTTCGATGGTCCGGATGACATTCTCGACGTAGCCCTCCGGGGCCACGGTCAGCTCCAGCGAACTGATCGTGCGCTGACAGAAGAAGCGGAGGTCGCTCACTGAGGCGTCTCCACGATTTTCACCTTGCCGGGGGTCAGGAGGCCGGCGCACCGCTGGACCGCCTCGCGGCCATGCTTGTCGGCGTCGAACCAGAAGACCACGCTGTCGTAGCTCTCCAGCCACTCCAGCGACTGCTTGATGTCCTCCACCGCGCCCTTGCAGCCGCGCTTGATGGACACCACGGGCCAGGTGAGGTTGAAGGCCTGGGCGACGCTCGCGGCGTCGAACTCGCCCTCGGTCACCACGACGCGCTTGCCGCCGGACTTCCAGAGGTGCTGGCCGAACAGCCCTGCCTTCTTCGGAGACCCGATGAAGGGCATGTTCTCCTTGTCGCCGGGGTAGCGCATCTTCTGCGCCACCACGTCGAGGCCGGTGGCCGCGTCCCGGTAGTCGAACAGCGAGACCGGGTTGCCCTTGCTGTCGAGACCCACCTTGATGCCGAACTTCCGGCAGGTGTCCTCGCTGAGGTTCCGCGACGGGAGCGCGCGGAACTCGCCTTCGATGAAGTCCTCCATCACGGTCCTCTTGCGGTGGCTGGTGCTGGGTCCCGCGCCGTCCAGCCAGTGGTGGGCGTCGCAGGAGAAGCAGTGGGTGTGGCGCCGGCCGTCGTCGTGCTCGTACTCGGCGCAGGCATCGGAGGACCCGCAGTCCTCGCAGGGTCCCTTGCCGACGAGCCAGCTCTCGCCCTCGCCGGCCTCCATCACGCCACCCGCCACGTCAGCGTCAGGGCGCTCTTCGTGGCTCCCACGCGGAGGGCGTCCAGCGCCTTGGCGTCGTCCGGCTGGGGCAGGGCGGCCACCACCGCGTGGTTCGGGTAGGCGGCCTTGAGCGCCGCGACGACCTCCCGCATGGAGAAGACCGCCTCGCGCGTGATCGTGCTCTGCATCAGTGATGCTCCGGGCGGGTCTGGGGGATGATCACCAGGCCGTTTGCCGGGTGGTCGAAGAGCAGCACCGTGCCGGCCGGCTGGGCGTCCAGCAGGGCCAGCACGTCGGGCAGCTCCAGCTGGTTCGGGTCATGGATCAGCCCCTCGTCGAAGGGCTCATCGGCATAGTCCGGGTGCTCGTGCCCGGTCTGCCGCTCCCAGCTCTCGCCCAGGTCGTCGAAGAGATCCTGCATCACGCCGGGCCGCAGGGGCTCACCGATGATCTGCTCGATGTCTTCGTCGGCCAGGTGGGCCAGCAGGGTGATGAGCGCGTCCGTCTGCTCCAGGGTCAGCGTGTGACCCATGATCGGCGTGTGCATGCAGGTCTCTCTGAGGTCAGGGGATGGGGAGGATGGTGACCGTCACGCCGGGCGCTTCGCCGGGCTCGGCCCACCGCTTGGAGACCGCCAGGGCGATCACCTGCGTGTCGTCCTTCCAGAACCGCTGCGTCTTCGTGATCGCGTCGAGGTAGGTCTTCGCGAAGTTGTCGACGTCGCCGCGCGGGGCCGGCAGCTTGGTGGTCTTCGGGCGGGGCGAGGCGCATTCCACCAGCACGGCGCAGGGACCCGTGAAGGGTTCCGTCGCGGTGGACTGCTGGAAGAACTCGCGCTGGCACTCACCCGCGTGGGTCGAGTATTCGCGCGGCATGAAGGCAATGCCCGTCTTGGTGAAACGGGGGCGCGGGGCCGGCACCGGAGTGCAGGCCACACGCAGGCTGATGGCGGCGCCCTGGAGGGCACCGCGCATCGTCTTCAGGAGATCCATCGGCTCAGAACGGGATGTCGTCGTCGAGGTCCGCCTTCGGGCGCGAGGAGCGGGTCTCGCCTCCGCTACGGTTCGAAGTGGTGTTGTCGTCGGCCGCGTCGTCGCCGTCGAAGCCGCCCTCGATCTCGTCGAAGCCGGACCCGGCCTGGCGCTTCTCGACCAGCTGCAGCCCGTAGATGCGGGCCGAGATGCCGAAGACGTCGATCTCGGTCTCGACGACCCTCCCGTTGACCCGCTCCTTGACCTTGTCCTTCTTGGTCCAGGGCACGAGGGCCAGCTTGATGCGCGCCCGGTCGCCACCCCGGCTGAAGTTCTCGGGGGCGATCTCGCGGTTGCGCGCGTTGAAGCACTCGGGCTGCTTCGTGGACTGGGCCGTGAAGAAGACCATGCCGGCGTACTTCGAGTCGGCCTTGCCCTCCTTGAAGGGGAAGTCGACGGCCTCGGCGTCCGGGTAGTGGGCCTTGGCTTCCTTCTCGAACTCGGCGCGCAGCTTGGCCAGCTCGGGGTCGTCGCCCTCGAAGACCAGGCTGATCTTGTACTTGCCGTTGGGCTTCCAGCTCGCGCCCTCGGGGGCCTCGGTGTCCGGCTTGGCGACGTGCGCGTTGCCGGTGCTGGCGATGGGGGTGAAGATGACGCGGTAGCGGGGCGCCTTGGCCATCAATGGGCCTCCTCGGTGGTGGACGGAACGACCTTGGCGGCCTCACCCAGGGTGAAGAGCGTCTCGCTCAGGGTCGGGGGCAGGGTGCCGAGCGCGTAGTGGCGCTTGGCGGCGAGCAGCTCGCCGGGCTGGCGGTCGCTCATGACCTCGGCCAGGGTCGCTAGGACCCGGCGGAAGTCCTCGGGGTAGCTGGGGCTCTCCGGAGCGCCGACCGCAGCGCGGCCCATCTCCAGCAGCCGCAGCAGGGCATGCGCGGTGCCCATCGTCGGGCCGATCAGGTCCTCGGCCTTGGGGTTCTCGCCCAGGGCTTCGAGGCCGGCGGCACGGCCGATGGCGTAGGTGGTGAAGTCCGCGCTGATGCGGAGCGCCTGGCGCGCCTCGGGAGGCAGCGCGGCGACGAAGGAAGTGCTCACAGTGATCTCCAGGGGGATGGTCTCGGAGGGGCCGTGGGCACCCCCGTCATGTGGTGACGTTTGCTGGACACGGGGTCGCGAGCTGGGCCAGCTCCTGCTGCCGCAGCGCCTCGCCGGCCTCGTCGTAGAGGAAGGTGAGGTAGGCGTAGCGGGCGCCTTCCTCGACGGGCGTCACGCGGTGCTCCAGGGAGCAGCTGAAGACGATGGCCGTGCCGGACGGCTCCCAGAAGACCTTGTCCGGGCCGAATTCCGGGAACTCCAGGGCGCCGCCCCAGAAGGCGTCATTCAGGATGACGCTGAGGGCGAACTTGCGGTGCCGGGTGCCGGGCAGCAGGTCGTCCTTGTGGGCGGCGAAGTGTCCGCCGCGCGCGTACCGGGCGACCATGTGGCGCTCGATACGGGTCACGTCGAACTGGAAGGCCTGCCGGACTTTCGGTAGGACCCTATCTATGATGGCCGAGGAAGCAGCCCTGGCCAGATCCTCACCGAGATAGTGGTCGGTGCGGACCTTGAGCCGGGGCTCGATGCGCTCCCCGATGCGGCCATCCTCCTGCGGCCACATGAAGCCGCTCTCCCGCGTCTCCCCCGCGTCCAGCGCCCGGCACATGGCCGAGCAGAGGTCCGGGGAGAAGGCATCGGGGATGATGAGGATGGGCGCGGCCATCAGGCGAAGGCCTGGAGGGCGGCGATCAGGGCCGGGATGCGGTTCCGCTGGATGAAGTAGCCGTCCAGCGTGTCTTCCGGGTCGCCCGTCACGACGCAGCCCGTGGCATCCTCGTCCGGGACCACGTAGATGTCGCCGGCCTCCAGACTGACCCGGAACTTGCGGACGATCTCCACGGTGAGGCCATCGGGGAGGGCGGTCGCGGTCGCCTCGTAGAGTTCCGCATCCTCCTCGGCTAGGACACCTGCCTGGGCACCGCCCTCGAAGGACACATAGGGGAACTGCGAGCTGTCCTGCGCGATCACGAGGATCGTGCCGATGGACACGTCGTCGTTGAAGCACGAGCGGTGGAGGGAGCGGACCACCACGCGGTCGCCCTTCTTGAACTTCGCCATAGTCGTCTCCTGGGTTGGAACCCGGAGGCGCCCCGTGGGCACCCCCGTCATGTGGTGTCGTTTGCTGGACACGATATCCGATACTGTTCGAACTAGTGTAGTTAGGAGAAAAAGAACTCGGCCGAGTGGACCTGCTCGATGTCCAGCGTGCCGCGCGCCGGGGGCTCCGGGATGTCGACGCCAGGGGCCTGGGCGCGGAAGTCCTCGGCCAGGCGTTCCAGCTGGTTGACCCGGTACTGCTCCACGAAGGTCTGGCGCAGGATGGCCGAGAGCGCGGTCGTGTGGCCGCAATGGACCCCGTAGCTGTCGTGGATCATCGCGAAGTCCCGGATGCCCTGCTGCTCGGCGCACATATTGATGGTGGCCGCCATGTGGGCCGCGTCGAAGGAGTGGACGATCTGCGGGGCCGAACCCATGGCCTGCTTGCCGGCGTCGATCCGGCCGTCCGGGATCTCCTCGTGGAGCACGACGCGGCCCGTCAGGGTCCGGACGAGCTTCCGCTCGGTCTCGTGGTAGGCCTGCCGGCACCGGCTGCCCATCGGGGTCGTCCAGTCCATCGGCAGCCCGGCCTCGCCCATGCGGGTCGCGCACACCTGAACCCACGCCATGATGTTCTTGGCGGCGACCACGGTGCCCGACAGGGCGTCCACCAGCACGTCCCGGAAGTAGGCGGACGTCTTGCGGATATCGAGGTCGCTCTCGGGCACCACGCCCTCCTCGATCAGCCCCTTCTGGATGCCGCCCTCGGTGATGCCGTAGGGGGTGGCCAGCACGGTGCGCTTCACGGTGTTCCGGTTGACGTGGCCGTACCAGACCACCGCCTCGGGCACGCCCTTGGCGGCGTCGCGGGCGACGATCTCGCGGGCCAGCTTGGCGACCTCCTCGTAGCAGTCCTGCCGATCCAGCCCGGCCAGCAGGTTGGTCGCGCGGGCGCCGATGGGGTCGAGCCCCATGGCGGACAGGTGCTGCAGCCCGTTGCAGGTGCCGTCGAGCGGGCAGGGGAGGTGCGAGACGAAGTCCTCGCGGTGCTGGGCGCGCTGCGCCTGGGCCATCTCCAGGGCGGTCGCGAGGAAGCCCCAGGGCTCCTCCACGCCCTTGCCGTTGTCGGCGCGGACCCACCACCGCTCCCACCGCAGCGGGTCGGCGGCGATGGCCGCGAACAGCTCGGCATTGCTGTCGGCCCAGGCGAAGCGGTCGTCCAACGGCAGCTTGTCCAGGCCGTAACAGTTGGCCGCCCGGATGCAGAGCCAGTAGTAGCCCGTCTTGCCCAGCGGCACGCCATCCGCGAAGTGCATCAGGGACTTCTGGATGTCGCTGCCCTGCGGGGTCAGGCCGCCGGCCGCGTGGATGTAGCGGCGCAGGCGGAAGTCGTGCAGCCACACGAAGTAGAAGCGCGGGTGCTCCTCCATGAAGTAGGCCGTCTCCATGGCCTTCTCGAAGACCATCCGCCGGCCGCGCCGGGCGTCGTTCGCCTTGTAGATCCGGGCGTTGGCGGCGCGGACCCGGCGCTTCTCCTCGTCCGACATGGCGTTCCAGGCGGCTTCCTCGGTCCTCGCCGGGGCGCCCAGCAGGGTCCGGGGCGGGACCGGGTGCTCGCCCTCGTCGGGCCGCGCCACGGGCCAGCGCCCGCGCGGCTCGAACATGGTGGAGGTCTGGGCGAGCAGGTCGCGGGCCACGTCCAGGACTCCGCGGTTCAGCCCCCAGGCCGTCGCCTGGAGCCGGTTGGTCGCCATCAGGTCGCGGTCGGAGATGGGCTTGCCGGGCAGCCCGGAGGTATGGGCGAACATGCCGTGCAGGATCGGGGACGTCTTGTGCAGCACGTAGCCGCCAGAGAGGTTCTGCATTCTGAAACTCCGATACTGTTCGAGGTGTTGTACTTACGAGGCGCGGCGGGTCAGGCCGCCAGGGCGGGCTCCGCGTAGGCCCAGGGGATGGGCGGGATGAGCATCGGCAGCATGGCCGGGCGGGCCAGCTCCGCGCGGGTGTTGGAGTCCTCCATCTGCTCGACCGCGTAGTCGGTCAGGAGGAGGCACTGCGGGCGCAGGTGCGCGGGACCCGGCCCGGCCTGGGCCATGCGGAACCACCAGGGGAGGGGCTCGCCGGCCTTCGTCGGACCGTGCGGGGCGGCGGCGACCAGGGCGCTCGCCAGGATCTCGCCCACCTGGGTCGTGGCCTCCGGGTTGGCGTGCCAGGGGATCGACCGCTCGATCTCCAGGCGCTTGCACAGGCGCGACCACGCGCGGCGGTCGGGCTCCGGGTTGGCCCGCTGGAACATCCGGACGAGGTCGGCCCGCTCCTTCGGGGCGTCCTTGCCGGTGCCTGCCGCCACCCAGGCGTCGTGGTCGGATTGGTCGCGCAGCGCGGCGCTGACCCGCTTGCCGTACCAGGGCAAGGTCTGGCCGAGCAGCTCCTCGCCCACCGGCCCGGCGCGCAGGGCGGCGCTCACCGCGACAACGGCGAGGACTTCCGACTCGAAGTTCAGCAGGCGGTTCCAGGCTGGCGAGCGGCGCTCGGTGGTCGCCTTGGTCGCGGCCTCCAACCAGCGTTCGAGAACGTCGGCCACGGGCCGGACGGTCTGGACGAGTGCCCGGCGGCCCGAGGGCAACTCGTGCGGGTCCAGCCGTGCGGCATCCTTGCGGAACTTCTTGACGGCGAGGTTGGTGGCATCGACTTCCCACAGCTGCTGCCGGGTCAGGTCGAACGCATCGGTGGACAT